ATCTGTATTAAACTGTTTTAACCTTTTTTCCCTCATAAGAGATTGCACAGATCCAACAACTACCCTAAACCAACTTCCTATACTGCTATCTTCTGCTTTTTCTACTGCACATCCTAACCCTGTAGCTTTGGCTAATTTATCAGCTGCTTGTTCTAAGAGTTCACTTCGGTGAGCAAGTATTAAAACACGCTCACCTTCTCGAACACAATCCTCAATTAATTTACTAAAGACAATCGTCTTTCCAGTGCCTGTTGGAAGGACTAATAATGTACGTTTAATGTTTTTAAGCCACTCTGCTTGTATCGCTTTTTTTGCATCTTGCTGATACGGCCTTAACTTCATCTAAAATCTCCCTGCTTGAAATGAAGGTGCTTTTCCCTCTTCTTCCGGCTCATAAAACTTTTTAATTTCATTAAACGTTAATTCTTTCCCATCATCGTTAGTCCATTTTCTAATATCTATCTTTGCACGACCTTTAGCACCTACGATAGTATTCCAATTCATAGATACTTTTTCTCCTTTTTTACGTTGACCTATCCCGGTAAAAAAAGCACACAACATACCTTCTGTTATACTGTGCAAAAATAAATTATGTTTTATAATAGTGATTCCTTCTTTTCCCTCTATTTTTATATGAACCACCGCCTTGTTACACGGAGGAAGCTTTTCACTTCCTGCATGCCTAGCCCTTTCAAAGTCAATTACTTCAAAGTCATAATCTCCTTCCGGTAATACTACAAAATCCGGGCTATCATGTTCTATCTCATCATTCCAATCAAATTCACGATCTATATTATTACTCATTATTTATACTTCCTTTCATTTCTTTAATTATATTAAGCACTTGGTCCCAAGCTGCAATTAAAACACCTTTGATAAAATTAGGATCATAGTTTTTAAATGGAGTACCAACAGGATAATACCCCCGAGATTCAACTGCTTTTTGTAATTCCTCTAATGTCACATTATTGAATTTCATTAAATCTGATAAAGCAATAGGAACACTTTCTATTGGTATATCTAAATTGGTTGTTTTTGGTTCAAGTTTTTCTATTGGCTCTTTTGTGATTTGTATTTCATTTATATTTGTATTAATATGATTTTCGATTTCTTTATAATCAAAAGGCAGCTCATCATTTAACCCATGCCTATTTTTTGCATCCCAACAAGGATGATGAGTGGTATACATTACCCTTTTACCGCCTTGTACTTTATTTCTGCCTTTTTGGACACCTTGTCCATCTACATTGACTACATGTGTTTTATAATTAGCAAAGAGTACCATGTCCGCCCATTCTTTTATCATAGGTGCGGTTTTCCTTTGTAATTTCAATTCCCAACGATCATATGCTCCTAATTCATCAGGTTGCTCAAATTTTCGCATAAATGCATGGGCAGTAATTACAACATTTATTCCTAAGTCAATCAATTCAGTAAGTAAATCTAATAATCGTCCAAATTCTTCGGTTAAATATGTGTAGCCTCTGCCATAACCCCATCCTTCAAGTCCGTCCTTTTTATCTCTAGCACAAAGATATTCAATACACATTCTTTCAGCCCAATCTGCTGTATCAATTATTATTGTATTAAATTGATTAGGATTATTTTTAAAATACTTGATTTGTTCTAACAACATTGTCCAACTAGATGGATTTGGTGTTCGAGCTACATCCATATGCTTAGTACTTCCTTCTGTATCAATAAATATAGGATTTGGGAAACTGGAAGCAAAAGTTGATTTCCCTATACCTTCCGGACCATAAATAATAATTTTTTGAGCAGATTCAATTTTGCCTGTAATTATCTCCACTAAAATTCACCTGCTTTCCATGCTGAATTAGGAGTGACAGATACAGCTCCATCACTGTATATTTTTGCTGTATAATCAGGACCACTAGCTAAATCAACACCGACTATATAACCATCTTGTATAATGATGCTGCACTCATCTCCGGTGCTTACTCTTGTTGCGATAGCCTGTAATCCTTCTTTTTCTAACCATTCACCAAACTCTTTTAAAGTGTCCAGATCCATTTGTTCAAGTTTATCCATTAATACAAAACCACATTTGGGATTAAGTTTTCTTACTATAGCGGTTGATACTTTCAATTGGTCACTTCCTGCCAAGTTGTCCCACTTAAAACCGTTGTAAGTTAATTCCCCGTCTTCTACTGACAGCCCCGGCAATGGAAGATTAGCACCTTTTAATAAGTCTATTTTGGATTGCCTTATGTCAGTTAAGTCTGAAGTTAATGTATTATATTGGTTTTCGTAGTCCAGAGCATCGGTTTCAGCTTTATCTTTATCTAAGTTAGCTCGGACTTTAATATTTATTTCTTCAATATTGGATATGTTTTTTTCTAATTCTTCTGTGGATTCATCACGGAGATCCTTAGCTAATTTACGGGCTATTTCAAGATCTTTAAAACTTGCTTTGATTAAGTCATCCTGTTCTTTTAACTTAAGTTTTAAAATTTCTATTTCTTTAATTGTTTGTTCAAAATTTCTAATAAGCTGATCATGCTTCGTTGATAGACTTAAGAGATTTTCCCGTTTTCTTTGATTTTCCCCGTTCCGGGCAAGGATTTCTTGTTGTTGTTTAATCAATTCTGATGCCGATATAGGTTCCTTAGGTGCATCAGGATAATAAGGCTGCTCTTTTGCAAACTTCTCTTTTTGGTCAGCAATTTGACCTATAGCTCTACGTTGGTTATAAATTTCTTGTTCCTTCTTTTCTAGTTCGTACAGTCTGTCCCCAACCCCAATGATTTGCAGCAATGTATTTGCCTTTTCCTTTGGTGTGGATTGCATAAACTTAGGCAGGTCTAATGCCAATTGTTCAACAAATTCATTTAAAAGTGTTTGCCCACCTTTTTCACCATTAGGGTCTATTACTTTTAAATCGCTATTTTTCCCTTTTCGTTCGACAACCAAACCATTTGACATGACTATATGAAGATTGGGCGGAATAACTGACCCTTCTCTTTGTGCCTCGGAAGGACGATATTTGTCCCCTCCAAGAGCCCAAGCTATAGCATCAAGAACAGATGTTTTACCTTGTTTATTTTTGCCACCTATAACAGTTAATCCGTTAGCAGTAGGTTCTATTTTTACTGCTTTTACACGTTTTACATTTTCTATTTCAAGTTTGTTAATTTTTATCATTTATTTGACCTCCTCACTTTTTTCCGCTATACTTAATCTAGGTTTGTTTTTAGTCGCTTTTAAAGCGGCTCTTTTTATTTCTCCTCTAGGATTTTAAAATACAATTCACTTGTTTTTTTATCGAAATAAATTTCCGTGATATAAAACTCCTCTGCTATTGGATTCCTAATTTGATAACCATTCATATTAAGTATTTTTATAGTTTTATTTAGGATTTCCATTAGGATTTTAAAAGTTCTTTCCATTCTTATCCTCCTTCGCGATAGATTTCAAAATCACCTATAAATGCTTCAGACACATTTCCTCTAGCTTGTTGGTCTATTGTTTGCCAGTCTATAAAATCAATTTTCAATGGACTCTCGGGAGATACGTCTATTGACATTGAACCTATATCATTAAATATAATATCTTTCGCTTGTTCTTCGTTTTCTGCCTCTATATTAAATGCAATTCTCCCTGAAAAACTTACAAATCCATAATATTCTTTCATACCTTCTTCTATAGCCATATAATCACCCCCACTAATATCTAATCACTTTCGGTTTAAGGGAATGCTTATGCAAAATTGTAAGTTTCCCCGGTTCATTTTTTATGTAGTACCAGTTCTTTATGTTAAGATTTTTACTTTTTAACAATTCCTTCATCCAACGCTGTAACCTTCGGGCTTGTTTCATTCTTACTCCTCCCAAAAATCTTCGTTTTTCCAGTCAAGTGAATTATCCAACCACATTGCTGTAAGAATAATTCCGCTAAAGATTCCTACAATCCAACCGATTATAAATAGCTTCATTCCAATAACCCCATTTCGGCATCCTCAAACAAGTCAAAGTGCAATCTTTCACGAATATCTTTAATCCATATGCCCTGTGCGATATACATGTCCTCTATCCGGTCATATTTTTGCTGTAGCCTTATAATGTCTTCTTGTACCTTTTCCTGTTCTAGCTGGGCAGCTTGTACACTATTTTCCCAAGCTTGTTCCTGCTCCATGAGCTTATAATCCATTCTGCCTACTATTCCAACGGTGGTGATAAGAGCAATTATGGCTACAACTGCAATAATTTTATCTTTCATCAATA